AGGACGCCGTAATCCATGCGGATCGCGTCCTCACCCTGCGCCTCCTCCCAACCGAGGCGCGCACGCTCGGCCACAGAATCGCGGCCAGGACGGTAGGCGTTGAAGATGTCGAGGATGCGGGCCGGCGAACCCATCTCGGCCTTCGCCGCATTGCCCTCGATCGTGCCAGCCATGTCGTGACCGCCGTTCGACGAGTCCCAGTTCTGAGTCTCGTTACGGACGATCTGCTTGGGCCTGCCGCCCTCGAGCGCGGCAGGCGAAGAAGTCACGGCCTGGATCTGACGGCGGTCACCGTCCGACCAGACGTTCTCCTTGCCGATCTGGATGCCGTAGTGCGACAAAGCCTCCGACGAGAACAACGCGGGAAAGAGCTTCATCGTGTTCTGCGTCTGCTGCAGCGAAACCGCGATGATCTGCGTCCACGCCTCCGGCTCGTCGCGGCCCACAGGACGGTCGCCGACCCAGCGGTCGAAGACGATCGGAGCATGGAGCGAGCCGGCGCCGACACACGCCGCGATCGGGTCCTTCCCGTGACCCTTGAGCCGCTGGAACATCGCCGAGTGGTAGATGAAGTCCCCGGCCGAATCCAGCGCGTAGTACCACAGAAGGAACCGCGCCTGCTCCGGCGTGAACGTCCACGGCTTGCGGCCCTTGCCCGTCAGCCAGTAGCCGCACCAGGCGAGGAAGCCCCAACCGAGAGTCGCCTCCGGCAACAGCCAGCCGTTGTCCCACTGCCACGTCGGGCCGATCTTGACCGGCTCCCACTCGAGGTCCGCGGGCGGCAGGGTGTTCGCGAGGAGGTCCCGATACCACCGCTCGATCTCCGCGTAGTCAGCCTCACGCGAGACATGGAGAGCGGCAGAACTACGCGCCCTTGCCATGCGCCGCAGCCCAGCGCGTATTAGCCGCGTCGCGCTGCTGGTTCGGCTTCTCGCCACCGTCATCCGGCAACTTGAGCTGCCGCAGGAACGCCTGGCGAGCCTTCCGCTGCTTGTCGATCGACCCGATGAGCGGGTGCTCGACCTCCTGGCCCATGCTGCCCTTGCTCATGTACGGGCGGCCCATCTCGATCCAGCCGGCGGTGAACTCGGCGAGCATGTCGGACGCCGCACAGGCGTCCTCGAGGGTGCGGAGCTCGTCGGAGCGTAGGTCGTACTGCTCGACCACCTCACGCCAAAGCGTCTGGCCGGCGTCCTGCAGCGTGGCGGGCGGGTTCGGCTTGTCCATCGTGCCTCCTGTGCAGGAGTGACCCGAAGCCGTGCGGCCGAAAGGGTCGTGGGGGTATGCGCTGGGTGGTATGAAGGGGACCCTAAAAACGAGGGGTCGACGCACGCTGGAGGCGGCTCGCTAGACCGCTTCGGTGTCCGGGTCCTGGGGTCTGGGCAACCTCCCCACCCTATGCGCCTGGTGGTATACGCATGCCTGGATGGGTCTCTGTAGTGTGCGTGCGCGCGCGTTGTCTGCCTCGAGCGGCTTCGGCTCGCGTCTTGGCGGCGTGGCATCCCTCGCACAGCCCTTGGTGGTTGGAGCGGGCGTGCCACTGGGGGATGGTCATGCCGTGGGCTGCTCGCTCTGACCATCCGATGATGTGGTCATCGTGGGTGGAGGGCCGACCGCAGCCGGGGGTACGGCAGGTGGGTTCCTCGGATAGCACCCGGTCTCGCATGGCGCGTGATTGGCGGGTACTTCCAGGGCGTGAGCTGGTGCTCCAGGCCATCAGATGACGCGCGGTGGGAGCAGGGTGGGGTTGACGTTGGCGAGCGTGGTAGCGGTGATCGCGGGGGCTTCCTCGAGGCCGAGGTGGGCAGCCACGACGGCACTAACCTTGGCCGTGTCGCTTCCGCCGCAGCACCACGGCTGGTCTGCGAACTCGGGGCCACAGTGCTCGAAGTCGTGGGCGCGGGCCATGCACTGCACGATGCCGGCGTCTCCTGTGGCGCAGCAGCAGTCGGTCATTGCTCGCTCGCCGCATGGCCCGGACGTGCTCCTGTGGCGCGCTTGTGGAGGTTCGAGCAGAGGCCCTTGACGACTCCGGGGCCGACGTACTTGCTGAGCTCCACGACGCACCGGTCGAAGTCGCCGGGGACACCCCAGTTGATCTTGGCTGCACCCTCGCCCTCGGCCCAGTAGTGCATGAGCCGTTCGGTGCTGGCTGCGTCCTTGGGGGTGACCTCACGACCCGCGGTCATGGCGACCCCCTTG